CTATTCGAAAATGTTGTTGAAGCTGTAAAAGAAGATGGTCAAACATGGACAAAAACAAAAACAGAAAATGTTTATCAAGGCATTGACCAATCTAAGCTAGTGCCTTTACTCGTAAAAACCATACAAGAATTAGAAGCTAGAATAACAGCATTGGAGAGTGCATAGTGACAAAATTAAATATCATAAGTATTAACGATAAGAAATATGATGGTTCTGATTTAACAACAGAACAGAAATACTGCATTGAGCAGATACAAGAATGTCAAGCCGAAGCACATAAATTAAAAAAACAATTAGATAGAATAACTGTTTCTCAAAATGTTTACACAAATAATTTAATAGGACTTTTAAAAGATAAAGAGGTAAAGGATGACCAGAGCCAGTGATCTAGCAAAACTATTAGGAGCAGGTGCTACCATCAATGATGGTACAACTATAACGACTGCTGATAATGACCCACAATTAATATTAACATCAACTGATGCTGATGCAAATAGAGGTCCCGAGCTTCATTTTGTAAGAGATAGTGCTAGTCCTGCTGATAATGATTTGTGTGGAACTATTAAAGCTTTTGGAAAAAATAGTGCAGGAGAAGATGTTCAATTAGGTGAAATTATTTTTAGAAATGAAGATGTTACAGATGGTACAGAAGATGGTCAAATAATTTTAAATATGATGAGAAATGGTGCTTCAGCACAAGTCATGAAACTAAGTTCAACAGAAACGGTTCTCAATGGAGATAGTTTAGACTTAGACTTTCGTATTGAATCAGATAATCTTACTCATGCTTTGTTTGTTAATGGTGCAGATGGTAATGTGGGTATTGGCACTAATGTATCAGGAAGAGCAGATGAAGGTGCTGATAGACTGACTATTGCAGATTCTGGACATAGTGGAATGACAATAAGAAGTGGCACAACTCATTATGGTTCTATTAACTTTTCAGATGCTACAACTGGTACTGGAACATATCAAGGCTCAATATATTATCTACATGATACAAATAAAATGGTATTGGCTAATTCTGGTATTGATATAATGACAATATTAGGTACTGACGTCTTAATAGGTTTAACTACTAGTAATAGTTCAGACGAAGCTCTACAAGTCTATAAAAATGGTAATCCTGCACTTTCTGTTGCAAGACAACAAGATGGTACTCTTGTTCATTTAAGAGTTGGTTCTGTTAATGGAGCAACACATGGGTCTATTGATATATCAGGAACAACTTGTTCTTATAATGCTTTTAGTGGTTCTCACTGGAGTAGATTATCTGATAACTCTAAACCAACTATACTCAAAGGCACAATAATTGAAACTATTGATGAGATGTGCGACTGGTATCAAGCAGAGTTTACAGTTCCAGCAACAGATGAAGAAGATGAATATACTATGAGTGAACCTATTGCATTACCAAGTGGTAAATCTGTAGGAGATACAATAACTCATACATATGAAGGAACTGATTATACTGCAACTATTGTAAAAGAAGGTGATGAAAAGCATGTTAAGTGTAAAATATCAGATACAGAAGACAGTAAGAAAGTATATGGTGTTCATAGGTCTTGGGATTCAGATGACGATACAGTCAATGATATGTATGTAACTGCTGTTGGTACTCATGTAGTAAGAATCAACAAAGACGTAACTGTTTCAGCAGGTGACTTGCTTTCATCTAATGGTGACGGCACAGCTAAAGTACAAGATGATGACATCATAAGAAGCAAGACTATTGGCAAAGTGTTAACAAACATTAAACAAGAGACATATGACGATGGCAGTTATACTGTTCCTTGTGCATTGTACTGTGGGTAATTAAATGTTAGGTCACTCAGCCATTGCCGAAACTTCCATTGCAGATGTAGGTGGTCTTGTATTAGCTGGTGTGGCAGAGATGAGTGCTATATCAACTAAGACTTCTGTAGGTGTTGGTATATTAGGCGGTATAGCAGATATAAGTGGTGACTTTACACAGACATCTACTGGTACGTTTATAGGTATTACATCTGCCGAACTAAGTGTTGAGTTCACACAAAGCACAGCAGCAAATAGATTAGATGTATCTGAGATAGACTTAACAACGGAGTTTACTCAAACGTCAAATGGTATTATGATAAGGACAGGTGTTGCAAGTAAAGATCTTAACTTTACTAAGACAACAACAGGTGATTTAAAGTTTATAGAGGTTGATGCAAGTGCAACACCAGAAAGTTATACAGAAATAACACCGAGTGGCACAGAAAGTTGGACAACAATAACTCCGTCTGGAACAGAAACATGGACAGAGATAGAATTGTAAAAGTTAAACTTAACTTTTAGAGAGGCAAAAATGGCAAGTACATATACATCAAATACAGGAATAGAAAAAATTGGTTCTGGTGAACAGGCGGGTGCTTGGGGTACAACTACAAATAACAATTTTGATATAATAGATAGAGCTTTAAATGGTTCTGTTACATTAACGATTACAGGTGATACAACCCTTTCTACAACAGATGGCACTTTATCTAATGGTCAATTTAAAATTATAATATTGGCAGGATCACCCGGATCTGGATTTAACTTAACAATAGATCCTAACGATCAACAAAAATGGTATTTTATTAAGAATAGCAGTGGTCAAACAGCTACTGTTAAACAGGGTGGCGGTAGCGGTAGCACAGTAGCGGTAGCCACAGGATTAACAGCGATACTTTTTGCGGATGGCACAGGTAGTAATGCCAATGTATCATCTATTGCACCAACAGATTTAGTTGCAGATCCAACCCCACAACTTGGAGGAAATTTAGACACCAATGGTAACGCAATATTATTTGGATCAAGTAAATGGGCAATATCACTAGATACTGGTGATAATGAATTATTATTTAAGTATAATGGCACAACAGTATTTAAGCTAGGCTCTAATGGTGCAGTAACATCTGCTAATAATGTAACAGCGTTTGGAACAAGTTTATAATGACACTACAATCTAGTGGTACAATATCATTAGCCAATTTAAGAGATGAATATAATAATGGTTCATCTGATCCTATTGTATTGAATGATTATTATAGAGGTGGCTCATTAGTTAGAGCAAATGCTGCAAATAATACAGCAACCAATTTGTCTGCTGATGTACCTACTAGTGCAAATAATAGTTCGTTATCAGTAAATGATTTTTATGGACAGACTAGAGCATTTAGAAAAACATACTCATCTACTGCTACAGATCAAAGTGGTGTAGGTGTTTTTGGTGATGACTTTGCGGTAAATTATCCAAAGCAAATAGTTATTAATTCTTCGCAAACAATAGGAGCTACAAGCACTTCCGCACCTGCTTTGAAGATAGACAGCACTGGAGCAGGCACAATTACTATAACTAACAATGGTAGCATAGAAGGTGCTGGTGGTGCGGCAGGATCAGTAGGTGGTAATGCCTTACAAGTTGATGGCAGTGTTTCTGTTGCTCTCGTAAATAATGGCACAATCAAAGCTGGTGGTGGTGGAGGTGGTGCTGGAGGCACTGGTGGTAATGGAGTATTTACAGCAAATGCTACATTCTCTAACTTAGTAGATGAAGGTGGCGGCGGCACTTCTACTCCACAAAACAATAAACCAAGTTGGTTAAATTCTATTTACACAGGCGCTGGTAACTTAGATGGTGGCGTAGGCACAGTTGTAGAAAATAGAAAATGGGGTGGTATTGGAGCGCAATTTAATAGAGGTATTAATCCATCACAGTTTGATTTTAATGCTTTGGGTGGTGCGGGAACAGGTTTATTTGGACAATGTGCAAATAGAGGTCCAATATTTGTATCTGTACAAACAAATCAAACTGGTATTTATACGGTTACTGCTGGTATTACTAGTACTTATGGTCAGGGATATGGAACACCAACTATATCAGTAAGTACAAGTACATCAAGTGCTGGAAGTTCTTTTTCAAATAGTGGTTCTGCTAATATTACTGAATCAACTACAACATATTTTACTGCTTATGGAACTACATCAAATAATAAAGATTATTATTATAATACTTTAAGCATGTCAGTTTCTGGCACCTGTACAGCAATTTCTACAGGCGGATCTGGTGGATCAGGTGGTGTAGGTCAAGGGTTTAATCAATCTGCGGGATCTGCAGGTAGCGGTTCATCTGGTTCAAATAATGCAGGATCTGGTGGCAATGGCGGAGCAGGAGGTGCTTTTGGATCAGCGGGTTCTTCTGGTTCTTCTGGTGGCAATGGTAGTGGTACATCAATAAGTTTTCCATCTTCAGCACCAACTAACGGTACAAGTGGTTCATCTGGTGGAGCATCAGGTAAATCAATACAAGGTGTCAGTAACGTTTCATCAAGTGGTAGTGGTTCTTTATCTGGGGGTACAGCATAATGCCTTTAAACAAGTTAAATTTTAAATCAGGTATAACATCAGATATAACACCGTATAGTAATGAAGGTGGTTTTGTTGATTGCGATAAAATAAGATTTAGACTTGGTTATCCTGAAAAAATGGGTGGTTGGGTAAAATATACTACTGATACATTTCAAGGCTCTGCAAGAAGACTGCATAACTGGATCGCTCTTGATGGATCTGATTTCTTAGGTCTTGGCACAGAGTTAAAATATTATATAGAAGAAGGGCAGTCATTTAATGATATAACTCCTATAAGGAACACAACATCTGCTGGTGATGTTACATTTGCGGCAACTAATGGATCAGCCGCAATAACAGTTACTGATCCCGCTCATGGTGCTAATGAAAATGATTTTGTTACATTTTCTGGTGCTGCTTCATTAGGTGGCAACATAACTGCCGCAGTATTAAATGCAGAATATAAAATTACATCTTTGATAAGCTCTAATACATACATAATAACAGCAACAGCTACTGCTAATGGATCAGATACTGGTAACGGTGGATCAAGTGTAGTTGGTGCGTATCAATTAAACACAGGATTAAACACAACTGTTGGTGGTACAGGCTGGGGTGCTGGACAATGGAGTGGTACTACAAGTAGCGCTTTATCTACACAGCTTAACGAAGCATTAGATGATAGTGAAACTGGTGTTGATGTAGACGATGAAACAGGTATGAATACAGAGGGCGATGTTATTTTGGTTGATAATGAGCTTATGCTTATATCAGCAACTGGCGATGACAACACAATGACTGTAACTCGTGGACATAGCGGCACAACAGCAGCAACTCATGCAGACAATACTGTTGTGAGGTTAGCTGTTGGTAATACAATTTCAACAGATGACTTTGTTGGCTGGGGTAGCGCAGCATCTATTACAGTTCCGGGTGCGCAAATAAGGCTGTGGTCACATGATAACTTTGGCGAAGATCTTTTACTAAATCCAAGAGATGGTGGTTTATTCTATTGGGATAGAACAGGTGGTCTAGCTGCTAGAGCAGTAGAGTTAAGTGCTAGTAGCACATACACAGGTCAAAGAAGTGTACCACAGATATGCAAACAAATAATAGTATCAGATAGTGATAGGCATGTAATAGCTTTTGGGTGCGATGGATTAGGTGCAAGTTTATCTGCAACTCAAGGCAATGGAGTGCAAGATCCTTTATTAATTAGATTCTCATCTCAAGAAAATCCTGTTGATTGGTTTCCTACAACTACAAATACAGCAGGAGATATAAGACTTGGTGGCGGTTCTGAGTTTATGCAGGCAATAGAAACAAAAGAACAAATATTAGTCTTTACCAATAAGAGTTTACATTCTATGAGATTTATTGGTCCACCATTTACATTTGGTATAAAAGAGCTTTCTAAAAATATAACTATAATGAGTCCTGCAGCAGCCATAGCTGTTGATGATAGCGTTTATTGGATGGGTGTAGATACATTTTATATGTACACAGGACAAACACAGCAAATACCATGTAGTGTCAAAGACAAAGTATTTTTAGATTTTAACTTTGAAGAGAAAGATAAGGTACATTCAGGTGTAAACTCTGAGTTTAGTGAGATAATATGGTTCTATCCTAGTGCAAGTAGTACTGAAGTAGATAGGTATATTACATATAATTATTTAGAGAATATTTGGTATTTTGGCACATTAGGAAGACAGGCGTGGCTTGATAGAGGCATTAGAACATTGCCAGTATCTACTGGAGATCAATATTTATACAATCATGAGACAGGTTTCGATGATGATGGATCAGCCATGACAGCATTTGTTGAGTCAGCTCCAATGTCATTAGGAGATGCAGGCAGGCTATCTTTTGTTAATAGAATAATACCTGATGTAAATTTTAGTGGCTCTACATCTATAAACCCTACTGTAGATTTTACTGTTAAAGCCAGAACTCATTCTGGTTCAGGGTTTACACAAACAGATGATAGCAATACAACACAAAGAACCGCAACAACACCAGTAGAAGTTTATACAGAAAAATTAGATTTAAGAGTAAGAGGCAGAACATTTGCTTTAAGAGTTGAATCTACAGCACTTGGAACAAAATTTAAGTTAGGATCACCACAAATTAATGTGGTTCCAGATGGAAGAAGATAATGTTAGTTGTAAGCATACCACAATATGTACAAGGTCTTACAAATGCAAAGGTAGATTTAGATAGCCCTGATTTAACTGTTTTATA